ATCATATCCTCAGCAGTCAGGAACACGTTTTAGCAAAAGTCAAAATGAATTTGCTATTGATGCTAAACACGTTGTACATCTTAGTCTAAGTGAAGGCTTAGACAACAATTATCCTTTTGGTAATTCGCTGTTAGAATCTGTTTTTAAAGTTTACAAACAGAAAGAATTACTGGAAGATGCTATTATTATCTATCGTATTCAACGTGCTCCAGAGCGTAGAATTTTCTACATTGACGTAGGCAATATGCCTAGTCACTTGGCCATGAGCTTTGTTGAAAGAGTTAAAAATGAGATTCATCAAAGACGTATTCCTAGTAGTACAGGCGGTGGCAGTGCTATTGATAGTGCTTACAATCCGTTGTCTATCAATGAAGACTACTTCTTTCCACAGACAGCAGAAGGTCGTGGAAGTAAAGTTGAAACGCTACCGGGCGGTACTAACCTGGGCGAAATCGACGACTTAAAGTATTTTACTAACAAGTTAATGCGAGCTCTACGTATTCCTAGCAGTTACTTGCCTACAGGCGCAGATGACAGTCAAGCGGCATTTAATGATGGACGTGTAGGTACAGCATACATTCAAGAACTACGTTTTAACAAATATTGCGAGCGTTTACAAACGTTAATGATCAGTACATTTGATACAGAATTTAAATTATTCTTGTATAACAAAGGTGTAAACATTGACTTTAGTTTGTTTGATATTCGTTTCCAAAGTCCACAAAACTTTGCCGCATATCGTCAAGCAGAGTTAGACAATCAACGTATCAGTACTTTTGCACAGGTAGTAGCATTGCCATTTATTGCTAAACGGTTTGCACTAAAACGTTTCTTAGGTATGACAGACGAAGACTTAGCAGAAAACGAACGTCTGTGGAAAGAAGAAAGCGGTATGGCCAAGTCTAACGCAATGGATGCCGCAGGAGAATTGCGTACAGCAGGTGTAAGCCCAACGGGCATTGCCGCAGATGCTAGTGCTATGGCAGGAGAAACACCAGCACCCGAAGGTATGGCACCTGAAGCAGGAGCAGAAGGCGGTGCGCCAGCACCAGGTGCCGCTCCCGCGCCAGCCGCTCCACCAGCATAAATAATAATATGATCCTACGCGAACTATTTTATTTTAATCGTGAAACTGCTGAACTAGAGCAGGACGACAAGTACATGGCTAAACGTGATACTGATGTCCTTAATGGTTTAGAAGACACACGCAAGACTCGTTTAACTCTTGGTCAAATCAACGAGTTACGTAGAGCATCCGACCAACACGTCAAAGAAACTCAAGCAGAGCTAGAATTTATCGCTCGAATGTACGCGGCACCTCCACCAGCCGCTTGATAAATTAATACATGAATCACGCCTTTGTGTTAGGCAATGGTCGTAGCCGTATGGCCATTGAACCTAACAGACTAAAAGCTCTTGGCAAATTATACGGCTGTAACGCATTGTACAGGGACTGTGACCCAGATTATCTAGTGGCAGTAGATGCCAAAATGGTATTGGAAATCACAGATAAAGCAGTACACAGGCGTATCCCAGTATGGACTAACGTCAATACAAAACTTAAAAATATCTACGATTTAAACTTTTTTAACCCGTCAAAAGGCTGGAGTAGTGGGCCTACAGCACTATGGCTGGCCAGTACACACGGCTACGATACAATCTATATTCTAGGCTTTGACTATAAAGGAATCAACGATAAACTAAACAACGTTTACTCGGATACTCCTAACTACAGACGCAGTACAGAACCTGCTACATTTCATGGTAACTGGCAACGTCAAACCGAATCTGTTATTAAAGAATTTACTGATACTAAATACATTAGAATTACTGAACCTGGTGCATTAGAGTTCGGGTGGCAGAAATACAAAAATTATAGTACAATGACTTATGATGAGTTTAAGTCTGTGATATTTTATTAAAATTTCGTATTTTGAACCGGTTTGCACCGGTTTTTTTATATACATAGTAAATACATCGACAGCCTTGCGGGTGAATAACCCCATCACATATATAGGAGAACATAAATGACTGATCGCGCAAAGTTCGAGCAGATGCTTGAATATCTAATTAATGAAGACAAACAAAAAGCCGAAGAATTGTTCCACGAACTAGTGGTAGCAAAATCTCGCGAAATTTACGAAAACTTGTTGGACGATGATCTACAATTTGATCAACCAGCAGAAGAAGCATTTGGTTTAGAAGCTCAAGACGAGCCAGCAGCCGATTTACTAAGCGATATCGATGCCGATGAACCAGAAGATGACATGGACGGTGGCGAAGGTGGCGATGAAGAGCCAGCAACTGTAGGCGACCTAGACCTAATGAAACAAGACATTATCGATGCACTAACCGCAGAATTTGAACAAATGATGGGTGGTGACAAAGGTGAAGAAGGCGGCGACGAATTCCCAGCAGGTGGATCAGAAGAAGGTCCAGAAGCACCTGAAGGCGAAGAAGGCGGCGAAGAAGAAGAAACTAAAGAAGACTACGTTGTAGAATACGTAGAAAAAGTAAGTGCTCCAAAGCACGGTGACAACGGTGCTAACACTAAGTCAATCGTAGCCGGTAAGAACGATATGGGTGGCACAGTTGCTAATATCGCTAAAGGCGGCGAAAGCAACAAAGGTGGTACACAAGGTGGTTTAGCAAATCCATCAACAAAGGATTTGAATTCAGGTAACGTTAATGTGCCTGGTTCAAAAAATGCGACAAAACTTAATGCTCAAAGCAAAGGTCATGGCGCAGAGAAGAAAGGCGCAGGCGAAAGCGGCGCTGATACCAAGAGTATCATTGGTAGCAAAGGTTAATTAGGGTCTAATCTAGATGAGTAATTTCTACTTACGTGAGAACCTAACATTCGACCAAGCCCGAATGGTTGTGGAGTCGGATGGCGACGGAGGCAAAAACCTTTATATGAAGGGTATTTGTATCCAGGGCGGCATTCGTAACGCAAATCAGCGTGTGTATCCTGTGAGCGAAATCGGCAGGGCTGTCAAAACACTAAACGACCAGATCACTGGTGGATATTCAGTTCTTGGCGAAGTAGATCATCCAGACGACTTAAAAATTAACCTAGACCGTGTAAGCCATATGATTACAGAAATGTGGATGGATGGCCCAAATGGTTACGGTAAACTTAAGATTCTTCCAACCCCAATGGGACAATTAGTGAAAACTATGTTGGAAAGTGGTGTTAAGTTAGGAGTTAGTTCGCGCGGATCCGGAAACGTCAAAGAAGACGGATCCGGTGAAGTGTCAGATTTCGAGATTATTACAGTTGATGTAGTAGCTCAACCATCAGCCCCGGGTGCGTATCCAACGCCCATTTATGAGCATCTCATGAATAGTAAGGGCGGATATAAGGCACTAAGAATAGCACAAGAAGTACAAGGCGACGCAAAGGCACAGCAATACTTAAAAGAAAGCCTATTAAAAATAATAGGCGGACTCCAATAACAAGGGAGAATCACAATGTTGGATGCACTTAAATCATTATTTGAAAACAACGTGATTTCCGAAGAAATCAAAGCAGACATCGAGTCTGCTTGGAACGCCAGAATCGCTGAAAACCGCGAACAGGCTACTCAACAACTACGCGAAGAATTCGCGCAAAAATACGAACATGACAAACAAGTAATGGTCGACGCAATCAATAACATGATTGAAGATCGTTTATCTGTCGAAATCCAAGAGTTTACAGAAGATCGCGCACAACTAGCAGAGGCGAAAGCCAAGTATGCTGTTGCTATTCGCGAACACTCAAGTAAACTTAACGAGTTTGTATTGACTTCTCTTGCTAGAGAAATTTCTGAACTTCACGAAGATCAGAAAGTAATGGCTGAGAATTTTAGTAAGTTAGAGCAGTTTGTAGTCGAAGCATTGGCTAAGGAAATTGCAGACTTCTATGATGACAAGAAAGACTTGGCAGAAACCAAAGTTAAACTTGTTAAAGAAGCAAAAGAACAATTTGCTCAACTTAAGAGCAAGTTTGTAAAGACTTCAGCAGAATTAGTTGAATCTGTTGTAAAACAAGGTCTTGAGAAAGAGATTACTCAACTTAAAGAAGATATCGACCAAGCTCGTCAAAACGACTTTGGACGTAAGATTTTTGAAGCATTTACAACTGAGTATCAATCTAGTTTGTTGAACGAGAAATCAGAGACAAGCAAGTTACTCAAAGTAATCGCAGAAAAAGAACAAAAACTCGCAGAAGCACAGAGCATTATTTCTGAAAAGCAACAGTTGGTAGAAAGCAAAGAGCAAGAAGTTGCTCGCGCACAAGAAGCCGCTGAACGTAAAGAAGTAATGAGTGAACTTCTAAATCCTCTAAACAAGGACCAAAAAGACATCATGAGCGAGTTACTAGAAAGTGTGCAAACTGCAAAACTACGTACTAGTTTCGACAAGTACTTACCAGCAGTATTGAGTGGTAGCACACCGGAGAAGAAGAAGGCTCTTGTAGAGGCAAAAGAAATCACAGGCAACAAAGAAACCCATAGCATTAGTAGTGCTAATAGCCAGGCCGATGTAATTGACATCCGTCGCCTTGCTGGATTAAAATAAGGAGAATTTAAATGTCAGAACTACTAGAAAGCCGCTGGCAAGAAACTAAAGAGGCACTATTAGAAGGCCTTCAAGGTACCAAGCGTAGCGTAATGGGAGTTACTTTAGAGAATACTCGTAAGTATCTTTCAGAATCTGCGTCAACTGGTGCTACTTCTGCCGGTAACGTCGCAACCCTTAACCGCGTGATCCTTCCAGTGATCCGTCGTGTTATGCCAACAGTTATTGCCAACGAATTAGTTGGTGTACAACCAATGACTGGTCCAGTTGGTCAAATCCATACTCTACGTGTTCGCTACAGCGATACACTAAGTGGTACATATGGTGCTACCGCTGGTGAAGAGGCTCTAAGCCCATTCAAGATTGCAGAAGGTTATTCTGCAAATAACGGATCTGCTACTACAGCCGCCGCAACTGCCGCATTAGAAGGTGTTGCTGGTAAGCGTATGAGCATCCAAATCTTGAAGCAAACAGTTGAAGCCAAGACTCGTAAATTGTCTGCACGTTGGACATTCGAGGCTGCTCAAGATGCACAAGCCCAACAAGGTATTGACATCGAAGCAGAAATCATGGCTGCTCTTGCTCAAGAAATCACTGCTGAAATCGACCAAGAAGTTCTAGGTTCCCTAGCAACTCTTGCAACATCTAACGGTAACAACCAAGCATTTGACCAGGCAACAGTATCTGGTACAGCAACATTCGTTGGTGACGAACACGCCGCTTTGGCAGTTCTAATCAACCGTGCCGCTAACGTTATCGCACAACGTACACGTCGTGGTGCTGGTAACTGGGCCGTTGTTAGCCCATACGCATTAACAATCCTTCAAAGTGCAACAACTTCTGCGTTCGCAAGAACAACAGAAGGTACTTTCGAAGCACCTACAAACACTAAGTTTGTTGGTACATTGAACAATGCTATGAAGATCTATGTTAACACATACGCATCTGACAGCGCATCAGTATTAGTTGGTTACAAAGGTTCTAGCGAATCTGACGCAGCCGCTTTCTACTGCCCATACGTTCCATTGATGAGCTCTGGCGTTGTATTAGACCCAACATCATTCGAACCAGTCGTGTCTTTCATGACTCGTTATGGATATGTTGAGTTGAACAACACAGCATCATCTCTTGGTAACGCGGCTGATTACTTAGGTACAGTTAGTATCTCTAACGCTACATTCCAGTAATCAACACTTAACAAGTGTAACAAGAAAAGGACTCTTCGGAGTCCTTTTTCTTTTGTGGCTAAATACAATGTCTAAATTATATTCGCATTAGCGAACTTATGCAGAATCCCTCTGCGTAGACCTAAAACGTCAACATAAGGAGAAAACAAATGGGACGTCCATTAAAGAAAGATGTATACGGTACTAAAGTTACTCGTTCATTTACTACATCACAAGCAGGTATTTTAGTTCAAGGTTACTTCGGCGGTTCATTAGCCAGTGACTATCAAATTGTTAAACAACGTGGCAAGAGCACATACGTTGTTTTAAAAACATCCGATGATGCATTTACTGAAGCAGAAAGCATCAGTTCTATTACAGGTACTAACTTAAAAGTTGGTAAACTAGTTTCTGGAACACCAGCAGCCAATGGTGAAATTCGTATTTTAGGTTCTACAACTGGTCAAACTCCTGGTACTACTGCTATTGCTAAATTAACTAAGCGCCTTGCTTATGACTTTAGCGGTAACAAGTACAAGTGGTATTTAGATAACGATTCGTCAGCAGACGTATTAGTATTGATTGCAGTTTAATATAAGGGACTTAGGTCCCTTATTAAGGATTACACATGGCAAGAATAGTTAAAGTACAAGACACCGATTATAAGATATCAGTTAATTCTGGCGGAACAATTACGCTGAATACTGGTGATCAAATTGGTACGGTTCTTGTCACCGGTGATTTAACTGTATTAGGTAATACAACATCCATACAAACAGTCAACGTTGAAATAGAAGATAAAATTATTCTATTAAACAGAGGCGAAAGCGGCGCAGGTATTAGTCCAACAGGACTAGGAGAAGCGGGTATTCAAATATCTCGCGGATCAAGACCTGATGTTTTTTTAGTTTTTGATGAATCAAAAAACTGGTTAGATACACAATCTGGTACAACACGTAGCGGACTGTTTGTTGCTAAAAATGAAACTGATGATTTAATTGGAATACAGACTAATTCCATTACTACTGCTGGATATAATTTAAACTTGTTAGGAACAGGAACGGCTGTAGTTAACGTTACTGGCACAGTAAACTATGAAGAACAAGTTTTAGATTATACAGCACCTGGCCTTCCTCCGATTGATCCAGATATTATTCCTAACATTCAAGCAGTTACAGATTATGTAGGTAGTTACTTTACATTAAATCCGCCTTACAAATTACAAGATAGTGCTAAGATTGGCGGCGTAACAGTATTGTATGATTCTTATTTGGAAATTAGTGACTTTGAAGCAGATGGTGGCCCAAGTAATTTAACATTAACTTTAGATAATGTAATTAATGCCGCTTGGTTTGTAGACAGATTTGAAGTACAGAATTTAAAGTTTTATAATGCTACTATTGAAAGTAGATTAAGTAACGAAGATTTAGTTTTACGCAGTGACGGTACAGGTTGCGTAGGTGTCGATGACCATTTTAAATTATACCTACAAACAGAAGATCCAGGAAGCGTAGCCGATGGTGTAAAACTTTATGCTAAGAATGAAGCCCAAGGTGGCACAGGATTGTTCTTTGTAAACTCAGAGAACAAGCAAGATGAATTAATAAGTAAACGTAAAGCAATCGTTTACAGTATGATATTTTAAGGATAGAACATGGCAATCACAAGCAATTTAGTAACTACACTAGGCAGTGCAATTTATACTGCCCCTGGCACTGTTGGTTCTGATGACAGAGAATATGCTGTGACCTGCATGATGTTTTGCAATTATTCAACATCGGATGTTGTTTTAAATCTTTGGTTATTAGCACCTTTACCGGCTACTATTGCTAACACTACTAAAGTTATTCATAACTTAACAATACCAGCAGGTGAAACATTTACATTTGATACAGAAAAAATTGTACTAGGTTCAGAAGAAAGAATTTGGGCAACAGCAGATGCAAATACACGACTAAGTGTATCTCTAACTTCAATGAGAGTAAGTTAATGAAGTTTTTAAAACGTAATCAATTAAACAGTCGTAATGTAAAAGACAATCGTATTGCGGTTGAAATTACAGACGAAGTTAAGTTAGATACTGAAAACGTATTGTTAATTCCCAACGGACCTACTACTAGTCGTCCTGGCGAATCTGGCACAGTAACTAGTCCAGTCGAAGGACATATTCGTTATAACACAACGGACCAAGAATTTGAAGGACGTCAAGGAACTCCAGCGGCATGGCGCAAATTTAGATTTAAAGAACCAGCACTAATTACACAACAAAATCTAGGTAACGGTGACGCTGCCGAAGTTTATTTTGGCCCGTTGGATTCGGGGTATGCTGATTATCCATATCCAGAACTAACAAACCCACAGAACTTATTCGTATTAATTGAAAACGTTTATCAAATTTCTACAACAAACTACACACTAGTAGATGCGCCCGCAAGTACTATTTCTGTAGCAAAGACAGACGGAAACCCAACATTAATTACTTCAGAAGCCACTGACAGTATGATCGGTGCAACTGTATCTGGATCTGGTGTTTCTGGGACTGTAACAGGTGTAAGTCCTGGCGTAAGTTTAACACTAAACACAAATGCTAGCGGATCTGGAACTGTTAGCGTTACTGTAACAAGAGTTGGACGTTTTGTAGAGTTCACAAGTGCTGTTCCTTACGGTAAACCAGTCACTGTCATTCACGGCTTCGACCGTTAATCTCAACACTTTTAATAATTCAGGATCCAATAAATATTATTGGAGACTAATCACATGCCTGTAGATATTGGCCGAATTTCCGGTGGAATGCTTAAAGACAACCTGTTGCGAGACGGTGTTGATCTTTCCTTTGAAACCGATTTAATATACTTCGATGTTGGCACTAGCCGCTTGGGCATTAAAACTAATTCTCCCAACACAGAATTAGAAGTATTAGGTACAACACGCAGTACCAATACACTATCAACAAATTTTACTAATAACGATATTACTGTAGATTTCTCTAGAATTACTACAGCATTAGGATCGTTAAACATTACCGCAGTTAATCGTGTAGTTGCATCTGCTATATCTACAGACGATATTTTTATTAACAATAATATTATTGCCACTACTAGCAGTATTTTATTAGATCAATTAGACGGTGGTCCAGCCAGCGGCGGACAGGATTTCTTCTTAGACTTAGGACTAGCATCTACAACAACATTTGATGATGTTATCGATTTGGGCGATGCCGCCTTGACAGCAAGTTCATCTAATACTAACTTAGAAATTAGACCAAACGGATCAGGCACGTTAGAAGTTTACAACGAGTTTAATATTACTGGTAATTTACACTCTACCGGCGATATTACCTTAGACGGCACGATTACATTTGGTTCAGATCAAAACGATGCTGTAGATTTTAATGCAGACATAGCCAGTAACATTGTTCCAGATACAGATGCATTTTATAGTTTAGGAACATCATCATCTAATAGATGGAACGGCCTGTACACAAATCTAGTCAACGGGCAACAAGTAACTACTAGCAGTTTATCAACTCCTAGTGGAGTTAACTATGCTCTTCGTCCGGGCAAAACATGGTTTGTTGCTGAAAATGGCGATAACTTAAATCAAGGTAATCACGAAAACGCACCGTATGCTACTATTGAAAAAGCATTAAGCGTGGCCACTGCCGGTGACACAATTAAAATATATCCAGGAACTTATGCAGAACTATTACCATTAGTTGTTCCGGCAGGTGTTGCTGTAAGTGGATTAGAATTAAGAAGCGTTACCATTGTTCCAGACACAGCCAGTCAAAGCGAAGACGTATTTCATTTAAATGGTGAAACCACAGTTAATAACTTAACAATCAAAGACTTTTACTATGACAGTATTAACGACAAAGGTTATGCTTTCCGTTTTGCTCCAAATGCGCAGGTAACTAGTCGCAGTCCTTACATTCAAAATGTATCAGTTATAACACAAGGTACAACAACTACAGCCGATGATCCAAGAGGTTTTGCCAGTGGCGATGCGGGTAAAGGTGCCCTAGTAGACGGTAGTGAAACAAACTACTTAACTAAAGAAGCAAGTATGTTGTTCCATGCTGTGACATTTATCACACCTGGTGTAGATGCATTGACAATGACCAACGGTGTGCGTGTTGAATGGTTAAATTCATTTACATATTTTGCTAATAGAGCTCTATATGCTATACAAGGCACAGGTAGATTAACTGAAGATGGTAGCACACTGGCCTATGGTGCAGAAGTTCGTAGTATTGGTTCAGCAAACGTTTACGGAAATTATGGAGCAGTAGCAGACGGTGCAGATACATTAATGTATCTAATTCAGCACAACTTTGCCTATATAGGTACAGGCAAAGATGCTACTAATGATGACACACTAGTTGTACAAACTAACGAAACAGTAGAATTAAACAGCGGTAGAGTTTACTATCAAAGTCAGGATCACAAAGGTACATTCCGTGTAGGCGATCAATTTTATGTCGATTTTGAAAATGGTACAGTTAGTTTTGACGCCAGCGGATTAGCATCAACAGGTGCAACTGGTTTGACTATTACCACGGGCGCAGACGTAACAACAATTACAAAAGATTTTGTTAATACAGGCAATTTAAAAATAGCAGGAAATACAATTGAATCTTTATTTGGCGAAGTAAACATTTTATCAGCCAGCGGAGAAACTAACCTAACTTTAGATGTTAATGTTGCTAAGAATTTAGATATCACCGGAGATTTTAGTCTAGGTGGACAATTAATTTTAGGTAATCAAACAGTAGATACCGTAACATTCAAACAAACATTAAATCAAAATTTTGAACCAGATGTAACAGAAACCTACAACTTAGGTTCAAGTACAAAAGTATGGCGAGATACTTATACATCAGAAGCAAATATTAACGATATTAGAATTAGAGGAAATGTAATAGAAACTACTGTGTCAAACAGTGACTTAGAACTACGTGCTAATTCTGCAGGAATCGTAAACTTAAAAGATTATGCGGCGTTCGACCAAAATCTTACTGTCAGCGGATTAACTACTGTAAAATCTGTAAATGTTATAGGAACTTTAAATCATACCGGTGCAGTAGTACTCGCTGGTGATAAATCTAACACAGGATTTTTAGACATTAGCGGAACATTAACTGTAGGATCTAGCGCATATTTTGACAATGTTCAGATAGTTAATAATAGAATTTTCACCAGTGATTCAAACAGTGATTTAGAACTAAGCGCACACGCTTCCGGCATTATACAAATTCCAGTAGATAATGTTAGCATTACACGAAGTCTTAGCATTTCTGGTGATTATTACACAACAAATATCACAGCCAGCAATAGATATACTGCTGAAGAATTTTATAATGCAGATATCTTAATCAAAGACAACTACATTTCTACAACTACCAGTAACTCAAATTTAGAATTAAGAGGAAACTCTGCAGGCGGAGTATTTTTAGAAACTACAAAATTTACTGGAAGTACTGTTTCTAATGCAGATGACATTGTACTACAGCCCAACACTGGTAAAAATTTAAAATTTGATACTACTGCGGCATTAATAGTTCCAAAAGGTACCACGGCAAATCGCCCAACATTCCAACAAGGTGATGTTAGATTTAATACCACAACTGGAATTTTTGAAGGCTATGGCGCGGCATTTGGCGGAGTATATTCAGCAGATAGACAAACATCTGTAACTGCTGGTTCTAGTGAAGAAATAAACTTTAAAGCAGATAATATCCTAACAATGGATATTACTTCCACAAGATTACGTACTAACGGATTACTAGTAGACAATACATTATTTGATGTTAACACAGTTACTACAACTAACAATGATCTAACATTTGCACCCAATGGAACCGGACTTAATAGAATTGAAAATATTACCCCAGATGGATCTGATATTAGAAACGAGTTAAATTCTGCAATAACACTTGGATCTACAGGGCTAGGATATATTAAATTTACTGGAACTAATGGTCTAGTAATTCCCTACGGAACTACAGCAGAACAACCTTCATCCCCAGAAGTCGGTGAAACTAGATACAACATTGAAGAAAGTGTTGTTGAAGTGTGGACTGGTACAAAATGGGGTAATGCTGGCGGTGAGGGCGAAACTGTTACGCAACAATATATGGAAGACATTTCCTATCTTTGGAACCTAATACTAGGTTAAAAATACAAACGGCTAAATACTACTGATTACAAGGAACGACCAATTTCTTGTATGATTAAACTGTGGTAAACCAGCAAAGAGCCCGCAAGGGATGAGAACTTGGTTAACCGTGAAACACGGGGTTATCAGGAGTGATATATGGCCGTTGGTCGAATTTCCGGTCCGCTCTTAAAGGCCAACCTTCTACGCCAGGGTGTGGATTTAGCCTTTGAGACTGACCTTGTTTACTTAAAAGTTACTGATCCAGACTCCGCCAACCACAGAGTTGGTATAAAGACTAACGACCCTACACATACTTTACACGTAAATGGTACAACTAGAACTACTAACTTACTAGTAGATACTCTAGCAGAAATTGCAGACATTAGCATTTCTGCTACAACAATTTCCACAACACAAGATGTATTATCCTTGCTACCTAGCGGTGCAAGTCCAGTAGTATATCAAGCAAAATTACGTGTTGACGACATTGACATAGAAAACAATGTTATCAGCACAAACAGCACAAACACCAATCTTGAACTACGTCCAAATGGCACAGGCACAGTAGAAGTATTTGCCGACACTAATGTTTACGGAAATATTCATGCTACTGGAAATATCACAGCAGACGGCAATATTACATTAGGTGATGCCAATACAGATAATATTACTTTTGCCGCAGATGTAGCCAGCAACATTGTTCCAGATCAAGACGATACTTACACATTAGGTGAAAGTGGCAAACGTTGGGCAGACGTATGGACTAACAACTTATTTGCTGATGTAATCGATACTGGTGATTTAGTTGTAGATAACATTAACTTAAACCTACGTCAGGGGAACATTTGGTACGTTGCTGTAAACGGCAGTGACAGTTACAGCGGCACACACCAAAACGATCCGTTCTTAACAATCAAACATGCTCTTAGCCAAGCAACTACAGGCGATACTGTTTATGTGTACCCTGGCGATTACGAAGAAATTTTTCCACTAACAGTACCACAGGGCGTTGCGATTGTTGGTGCTAACCTGCGTTCTGTAACAATTCGTCCTACAGCGGCAACACGTCAACAAGACTGTTTCAAGATGAATGGCGAAACTACCATTCAAGACTTTACAATTACAGGTTTTGAGCACGAGCCAATTGGCAACACTGGACACGCATTTACATTTGCTCCAGGTATGACTGTTAGTACACGCAGTCCTTATGTAAAAAATATTACAGTTTTAACCTTTGGTAGTAGTGTAAGACTGGGTACAGCCACAGCAGATGACCCTCGCGGATATGCCGCAGGTGATGCAGGTCACGGTGCATTCTTAGACGGTAGCATTGTCAATGCAAACAGCATTGAAGCGGCCATGTTATTCCACGCAGTGACATTTATCACACCAGCGGCTGAAACATTAATTGCTACAAACGGTGCAAGAATTGAATGGTTAAACTCGTTTACATACTTTGCTGATAAAGGTATGTATTTGTACAGCAGTAGCGAAGGATTTGCTGGACAGGGTAGAACAGAAGTTAGAGTTACTGGCAACTCCGGTACATTTGCTGTGGGCAACACACTAAGTTACTATGACACAGACGGAGTTACTGTTCTAGGCTCAGGTACAATCGACGAAGTTGGTACAGACGGTAAAATTTATCTAACAGGTAAAGTTACAGGATTAGAAACACAGTCAGAACGTGGCGGTAAAACTATTACAGCCAATGGAGATGCACAACTTAAAACAGCACAGAAAAAATTTGGAACTGCTAGTCTGTATCTAGACGGTACAGGCGATTATGTAACTGTAAACAGTTTAACTGACTTTGTATTCGATGCAGATTTCGCATTAGAAGGTTGGTTCTATCCAACAAACGTAACTGGCACATTTTCATTGTTTACCATCGGTGGTGAAGCAGCCGACAGATACACCACAATGATTGAAAACGGTACACTAAAAGGAAACTTTTACGGAAGCAGTACTGTTACTTTTGGCGGCACAATATCTATTAACACATGGACACACATCGCATTTACACGAAGTGGTTCAACTATCAGAGCATTTGTCAACGGAACTTTATTAGGAACAACTGATACTGTTGCAGGAGATGTAGGCAATAATGGTTCATTTAGAATAGGTTCTGATGGTAGCGGATCTGCAAATTTTGTTGGATATGTAGACGATGTCCGAGTGAGCAAAGGAACTGCTAGACACACTAGTTCGTTTACTGCTCCTTCTTCTGCACTACCAAACGATTCTTACAGCGTATTGTTAGCGCACTTTGACGGCGCAGATACTTCTACAGTTTTTGTAGACGATGTTCTATTGCCACAGGACATTAGAACTAATGCAGGAGGCACAGCCACAGCATTTAGTCTAGTTGATTATTCAGACTTTGGTGCAGAAGTTCGTAGTATTGGATCTGCCGCAGTTTATGGTAACTATGGTATCTATGGCGACGGACTAGGTGTTGTTGCTTACTTAATTGGACAGAACTTAGCCTATATTGGTGTACTACACAGAACAGATAATGATGTAACGTATGTAGTACAGGCTAACGAAGTTGTTGAACTAAACGGTGCAAAGATTTATTATTCCAGCGTCGACCATAAAGGTGACTTTAGAGTTGGCGACTTATTTTATGTTAACCAGGCCTCTGGTACAGTAGAATTTACCACAACAAGTTTTAACATTAGTTCTTTAACTGGTGTAACATTTACTGATGGCGTAAACACAACTTATATTGATGGTACAGAAGTTAGCACTGGTAATATTAAAATCAGTGGCAACACTATTGAAAGCACTACCGGTGTAGTTAACGTTCTAAGTGCCAACGATGAAATTAATCTACAAAATAATGTAAACATTACTGGTAATTTAGATGTTACTGGTAACGTAACAGTTGGCGGAAATATTACACTAGGTGATCAGCCCACTGACACTATTAGCATTGTTGCCGGTATTACCAGCAATATCACTCCAGGCGTAACAGAAACTTATACACTAGGAACTAACGGACTACAGTGGGCAAATTTATACACTGGTAATTTACACGTTGACAGTATTAATATCGACGGCAATGTAATTAAAACCGTTGACTCAAATGCTGACTTAGAATTACGTGCTAACGGCACAGGAAGAATTTATGTACCTAGTGACAATGTTTTAATTAACAACGACCTAACAGTACTAGGAACATCTACATTAGGTAATACAAATATTACCGGAACAGTTACCTACACTGGTAATATTATTCAAACTGGTAACGTAACACAGACTGGTAACTACAGCGTTTCGGGCACATTAACAGTTGGCAGCGATGCACAATTTCAAAATATTAAAATTGCTGGCAACACAATTAAAACAACACTTTCTAACAGTAATTTAGAATTAAGCGCAGCCGGTACAGGCATTATTACAATGCCATATAACAACGTTTCATTGGGACAGAATTTAACTGTCAGCGGAAACGTCAGTTCAACAAACGCATTGGCCAGTAACAGAGTTACAGCAGAAGAATTTTATACAGGTGACATAATTGTCAAAGACAATTACATTGCCACAACAGTATCCAACAGTAATTTAGAACTACGTGCTAATGGCACAGGCTACATTGTTCTAGAAGAATTTAATGTTAACGCAAACGTTATCAGCAGTAATTCTGCCAGCGACATTGTAATCCAACCAGGAACTAATAAACTAGTAAGCATTAATTCAAATCAAAGTTTAATAATTCCTGTGGGTAACACAGCAGAGCGTCCAACAGCACAGTCTGGTATGATTCGTTTCAATAGCCAGATGGGTCGTTATGAAGGCTATGACGGAGTTAACTGGATTAAACTAAGTGGTGTCGGCGACTTGGATGATACAACACGTATCACAGCAGAACTAACACCTGGCGCAAATGATGATACTATTAGATTTTACAACAATAATGTTGTAACAGCAGATTTAACCAGTGCTAGATTACAAGTGCCACGTGTTGAAGTTGACAACATTATTATTGACGGCAATACAATTAGCAGTACAACAAACACAGACATTATTTTTAATGCCACAGGTACAGGCAGTATCAAACTGGCCAACTTTGCTATTAAAGATAATACTATAACAAACACAGTTTCTGGAGCAATAACAACAATTACTCAGTCCGGAACTGGATATTTTAAAATTGCAGGTACAAATGGTTTCGTAGTTCCAACAGGTATTAGCTCAGAACGTCCAGCATACGCTGTAGTCGGTATGACACGTTACAACTCAGAACTAAAACAGTTAGAAATTTTTAATGGAACTACTTGGGACTCTGCCGCAGGTGCTGGTGGTGGTATTAATGCGGCCACTGCTGAAGATATTGCAATCACCTACGCACTGATATTAGGATAAGAACATGGCAAACTTTTTTAAGAACAAAGTAGTTAACGAAATAGGAACAACTCCTATACAAGTTTTAGAATTTGGACCAAGTACCAGAGGTACAGTCATTGGTTTAAGTCTGGCAAATTTAACAGGCAGTAATATTTTAGCCAGTATTACCGTTACAGACGATGCTAGTACTGTAGGTTATTTTATTAAAGATATTATTATAGCACCAAATTCAAGTTTACGTGTTGTTAACGGTGGCGAAAAATTAATTTTAGCACCAAATAACGCAATTCATATTTCTGCTAGCCAAGAAGCGGCATTAGACTGCATCATGAGTTATGTTGAAATATCATAAGGAATAGATAATGACATACTATATTGGAACACAACCATCAGACCTAGCAGGTGACCTTAGCATACGTTTTTTCTACGGGCTAAGAAGAGATGACAACGGAATGCTTTATTTTATTAAAGTTGACGGTTTAAAAGATGAAGACGATATTACTATCAACAATCCAGGTTTAACAGAAAACGACTTTACGGATTTTCAATACGGTGTTGATTTCTTTGAAGGTAGATTAGAACTCGACCATAGTCGTCCTTACTCAAATTTAGAGTGGGATCAGTATAGATGGGACAGCAGAAGTATGTTTTACTATATCAACGACAACGGCGAATTTGTTGTACGTCTAAACAAAGAATATGTTTATCCAGTCGATTCTATAGTGTGATAAGTACATGAGTTTAATGATAATTTAAGGATTAAAAATGGCGGCAGAATTTAAAATTGGTAGATTAAGATATACCTGGAAAGGACAATGGAACGATGGCGTGTTCTACAACAGAGACGCTGTATCTCAATACGAAGGTAAAACTTACGTATGTAAAGAGCCGCACACATCCTCTAGTAATTTCTACGACGACTTATATTATGTAACAGGCGGTGGCGCAAGCACTCCTCGCTGGGAACTAATGATTGATGGTCGAGCATGGAGAGAAGAATGGACACCGAGCACATTTTATTCAATCGGCAATATCATTAGATTTGGTGGTGTTGTTTATATTTGTACCGAGGCACATACCAGTGGATTAACAACCATTGACCTAACCAAATGGGACACATACGCACAGTTCGATAACTGGAATACTGCTTGGGCTATTTCTACTGTCTATGGTTTTGGAGATATTGTAAAATATGGCGGTATAGTTTATCGTTGCGTTGAAGATCATACATCTGCTGACAATATTACAGACGGCCGCGAAGCAGACAACTACAAATGGGAAGTAGTAAACAATGGTATCGAATACAAAGGTGCTTGGACTGCATCGACAAGATATAAATTAAACGACCTTGTTAAACTAGGAGCAGATGTTTATATTTGTACAGAAGGACATACTTCTACTACTACATTTGATACAACTACATTTAATGTTTGGCTACCAGGTACACAATTTGAAAATGGCTGGACCAGTTCAGCATTGTATCAAAAAGGCGACATTGTTATCTATGGCGGTTACACTTACGTAAGTTTAATCAACAATAACTTAAATATCATTCCTTCAGTTAATGCTGAAGACTCGTCATCTGCTTGGGAACTAATAACCCAAGGTTATAGAATGATGAACGAGTGGAGTTCGGGTGCTCAATATAGAGTCGGTGATGTTGTACGCAGAGGCGGACAATTATTCACAGCCGTGATAGATAGCGCAGGCCAAGATCCAACAAGTTATGCAGTAACTGGTTCTTATGTGGACACAGGAAGTTCTGGAACAACTTTAAAAGTAGTTTCAACGGCTGGCATTACAAAGGGCATGGTTTTAGTTAACCCATCATTTACGCAAGGCCAGACTGTGGTATCTGTAAATGACAGTACAACATTGATTATCAGCGAAGTTCCTAACGGTTCATTGACCAATGGGGACAATATTGACTTTGTAGGTGTCAATTATCTTAAATGGAAGTTGGTTGTTCCATCAGTTAGATGGACTAATTTCTGGACTAACACCACAAATTATATTATCGGCGACTTAGTAATCTGGGAAAACTGCACATATCGTTGTATTAGAAATCATACATCTAGTTCGTTCTTTAGACCTGACCTAGATGTTGCTAACGCATTCTGGGTAGTATATGTAGTTCATGCAAAAGAAAACGCAGGTAATACTCAAGGCGACATTGTTACATTTGACGGAACATCAACTGTTGCTGTTCCAATTATTCCACAAGGCGGTGCTGCCGGAGATACAGAAGATTATCACTTCCACATTTCTAACGGACAACCAAACTGGAAAAAAATGTTTGTTATTCCAGATCTGTACTACGTATCTAACGACGGTGTAGACGATGCAGATCACGGTCAGACATGGGATAAACCTTGGAAAACTATTGCGTATGCTTGTCAACAAGTTGAGAACGGATTTTATTTCCAGAATGCCAATACATTATTAACTGAGAACAAAGATTTCTTAGTTGAAGAAATGTATCAGTGGATGCTATATCAAAAAGCAAATAGTAATTCTCCATTTAGCCCAACATCGGAATTCCAAGAATACTCGACTAGACGAGATGCAGAATTAATTATTGACGCACTTTCTTATGACATTACTAGAGCTAGTAATAGTAGAACAGTAATTGCTACTAAGGCATTCTTTGCTGAAGGTAGCACTACTACTTTCTTTAACACAGAAACAGATGCGGCACAGCCATATATTGTTGCCGCACTTGAACGACTATTAGTTTTGATTGGTTATGTCTATCAAAACTCTAACCCAGATGTTAACTATCAAGTTGAAAATATTGTTTGGGACGCTACAGAAACTTATGTCACTAACGACATTGTCTATTGGAACGAAATATTTTATAAGAGTTTAATTGATGGCAATATCGATAACAATCCAGAAACCGTTGGAAATCAAAATTGGGAAGTAATAGCAGACCCGACAGTACAACAGTATATCAACAATGGATTAACTTTAGAGTCTGGTGCGTATCTTGAAATTACCAGCCTGATGAACATTGTAATCGATGCAATACAAAATGCCAGCACAGAAAATGTTCCTTTAATTAATCAAGGTCAGACAACTTCTATCATGATTAAAACAGGAACATATTCTGAAGAACTACCGATCATAGTTGCAGATAATACTGCTCTAATCGGTGACGAACTTCGTGGAACTGTGGTACAACCTAAAGTAACTGTTTATACATCAACTTCTAGCTCAAGTAGCTCAACTAATAGATTTACACTGAGATCTATTAAAAATGTCACAGTTAATATGCCTATTCAATTTTCTGCGGCAACAACAAATGATGATTTTGGTGGAGTTACTCTAGGACAAACATATTATGTTAAAGAAATAGTAGGCAGTCAAATTACTATTTCAGAAACAGTAGGAGGTTCAGTAGTTGCACTAACAACTGGCACAGGATTTATGACAGTGTATGCTGGAGACTGTTTGAAAGATATGTTCTATGTACGTAATGCTACAGGCATTCGTAACATGACATTAACAGGTCTAGCAGGATCTTTAACAAGTCCAAACGGCTTTGGCACACGCAGACCAACGGGTGGTGCCTATGTAAGTCTAGATCCAGGTAATGGTCCTGACGATACTAGAACTTGGATTATTCGTCGAAGCCCTTACATTCAAAACGTTACCAACTTTGGTGTCGGTTGCACCGGATTAAAAATCGATGGAACACTACACAACGGCGGCAATCGTTCAATAACTTGTAATGACTTTACACAAATCATCAGTGATGGTATTGGTGTATGGTGTACTGGTTCTAATTCATTAACTGAGTGCGTGTCAGTATTCGGTTACTACAATTATGCTGGATATTTTGCCGAAGACGGCGGTAGAATCCGTGCTACCAACGGTAACAGCTCATATGGTACATATGGTGTTATTGCTGAAGGTTACGATAATACAGAAGTTCCTATCTCAGGAAAAATTGACAACAGATCTAGCCAAGTACAGGCCAGTGTACAAAGTGCATTTGGTACTAATGCTGAATTATTAGCAATACAATTTAGTAATGCTGGCTCTAACTACGTTGCAGACACAACAAACTTATTACAATACAGTAATAAATTTTCAACTAGTCCATGGACTACAGACGGTAATGTTACTATTCAGAAGAATACAACATCTCCATTTGGACAATCAGATGCATGGACACTGACAGGTGCAACATCTGGTAGCGATTCAAGTTATATCTATCAAAATATTTCTGTATTACCTCCTGGTAAAGTTTACACAGCAGTAGAAACAGTTAATGTGACTGGTTCAGGTAATAGTGCTACATTCGATATTACTGTGGGTGCTACAGGTTACTCAGCAGTAGTCAATGCTGGAGGTAGCGGCTACGTTACTGGTAACGAATTAAGAATTCCAGGTAGCTCGTTGGGCGGCGAAGACGGAACAAATGATTGCTTCTTAACTGTAGCAACTCTATCGGGAAGTTCTATTTTATCCGCCACTGTTTCAGGAGTTGTTCCAACAAACAGCGATTTAAATTACACATTTAGCATCTACGCAAAACAAGGATCATCTGCAACATTTGACATCGCCGCAATATACAGTGGTTCATCAACAGTATATTCTTATTTAGAATTTACATTTAGCACTAAAGGTCTTGCAGTATCTACAGCATCTGGCGGCGCAGTTCCAGTTTCATACGGTAAACTAGAGTTAACTGAAGGTTGGTATAGAATATGGATGACTGTGTACGACAATGTTGGATTGAATAATAATCTTCAATTTAGAATTTATCCAAGAGGTCGAGCAGGTCTAAGCGGAAATACACGCTTCTACGGAGCACAAGTTCAGATTAATTCTGATCCTACGTTCTACCTTGAGACAGAGAATGATCAATATACTGCCTATGCAAATTATTCTATAGTAGGTGCAGGTACTAATGCTCGCTTAATTGGAGACGAAATTAGATCCAACGCAGTATTCCAGGCACGTATTACAGATACAGGTAGTGCAGTTGGCGGAAGAAATTACTTAGTGTCATCTAATAATGCTCAAGCAGGAGACGAAGAAACTATTACTTTAGCAGGATCAGATACAAAAACTGCAAGTAACTACATTGGTATGAGAGTGTTCCTTAACAGCGGAACAGGAGCAGGACAATACGGATATATTTCGTCATATGACGAGGGCACTAAAGTAGCACAGATTCTTAAAGAATCTTTTGAACCGTTGAACATTATTTCTACAAATAACAGTACAGGAATACTTACTTTAGACGGAGACTATACCACAGATACATTGTATTTGAATCAACCAGTACAATTTATTCCTACATATTACAGTACCACTGTAACTAATACTTCTGTTGATTTCGTCAACGTTGTTGAAACAATTGGCGGATCAACTAATACGTTAACGTTGGCTAGTACTGCAAAATTAAGTGTTAATATGCAAGTTAAGTTTGGCGGCGCAGTTTTTGGCGGCGTTACCGACTCTTACACTTATTACATTAAAGAAATTATCGATGGTACGACAATAACTATCAGTACTGAACCTTTTGGAACAGCATGGCTGTTAAATTCTGACACAGGTGCAATGACTATGTCGTTCCCAGGTTATAACAGTTATGTATTAGGTCAAACTAATGATATGAAAATTAACATGCCTGTTCAGTTTACTGGAACCTCAATAGGAGACATTGCAGTAGGTACAACATATTATGTTAATGATGTTATTTCAGCATCCAAATTTACAATATCGACAACATTAGTAAGTATAACTGCCACAGCAACTACTGCGGCTACAAATTACATTACAACATCTTCAACAGCATCGCTAGTGCCATTAAATCCAATAGAATTTACAGGCGTTGTGTTTGGAGGAATTGTTGCTGGAACAAAGTATTATGTTAATAAGATTGTTAACTCTTCAACATTTACAGTTACAGATACAGTTATTTCTGTAACTGTAACAGAAACAGAAACTTTAACAAACTTAATTACTGTTGACTCAACAGCAGGATTTGTTGCAAACAATCCAATTAAGTTTACAGGAAATACATTTGGCGGTATTGTCAACGAAACAACATATTATATTCTAGCCGTTAATGATGCAACAACATTTACAATTAGTTCTTCTCCTGGAGGTAGTGCGCTAAACCTTTCAACTGCTACCGGAGAAGTATTGGGTAAAACAACAGCGGCAGCATTTACATTGTCTACAGCATCAGGATCGATGACAGGAACAACTACAAATGCAAAATCGACACTAACCATTGGTTACGGTTCGATGAACGGTACATATTCGACTAATTTGTTTGGAGATGTATCTGCTGGAACAACATATTATGTCAAGACGATCGATAGTACTTCAACATTTACAGTCAGCGGTACACCTGGCGGCACTGCAAGTACATTAAAAACAGATACCGGATCTATGAACATTGCGGCAGTAGGTTGGGATCATATGAATCCAGGAACTACTATAGAAGCGTTATTAGATAATTCAACCGTTTACTATGTTGAACCAAGAGTTACAATATCTGCTCCTAGTTTGACACAAACAGCATCGACAACTAATACATTGGCTCCGGGCACTAGTTGGATAGGATTAGCCTATGGCGATGGCACATTTATTGCTCTACCAAGTGGTAATGCTATTGCTGGAAAATCGACAGACGGTGGCGCAACCTGGGACGCAATACCTTTGCCAAGTCCAAAAACTTGGACAGATATTGCCTACGGTAACAATCGCTGGGTTGTAATTTCCAGCGGTGGCGCCCTTGGAGATCCAGGTTCAGTTGCACTATATTCTATTAACAACGGAGAAGGTTGGAGAACAACTACATTGCCTTCGTTGACTACTTGGAGTAAAGTTGCGTACGGCAACGGAAAATTTGTCGCTATAGCCGCTGAAACTACTAGCTCTGCATACAGTTCAAACTATGGCGGTACATGGTCTAGCGGTACAGGACTAGTTGCAAGAAGTTGGACTGGACTAACGTTTGGTAACGGAAAATTTGTTGCAGTATCCGATGGAACTACCTATACAGGTGTTACATCGTCTACTACTTCAGGCGGTGGATCTGGGGCAACATTTAATGTAACCGCTAGAAGCAGTGGCTATACAGTAACAGTTAATAGTGGTGGTTCTAGTTATACAACATCTAGTATAGTTAGTGTTTTAGGTACAGCAGTTGGCGGAGCAACCACAGCAAACGATATTACAATTACTGTAACAGGCGTAGCGGCTATTGGCGGCGCTATTACATCATTTACTGTTTCAGGAACTGCTAGTTCAACAGTAAGTACTACTGCATCTTACAGTTCAAACGGAACAAGTTGGTCATCAGCAACATTACCTAGCTCTACAACATGGAGCGACGTTGCTTATGGTAATGGCTTGTTTGTTGCAGTTTCTAGCAGTAGTGCTAAACCTGCTTACAGTAGAGATGGTATAACATGGACACAATCTCCATATACTATCTCAGGTGTAAACAAAATTGAATATGGTCAGGGTGTATTTTTAGCTCTATCTAGCACTGCTGGAGTTGCATATACATCAGAAGACGGCTACGCATGGACAGAACGCACAGTATCGGATGACGGATATGGTGCTATTAAATTTGCGTTTGTAGGCACAAACAACGACCAAGGAAAATTTGTTACAGTGGCGGCTCAAACTGTTGGTAGTATTATTGAAACAGGTTGCAGAACTAAAGGTCGTGCAGTTATTACTTCAGGAACTATTACATCTATTAGTTTATGGGAGCCAGGGTCAGGTTATACCAGTACTCCATTATTAACTTTTAGAGATCCAAACGTTACTGTGTCTGCAACTACTTCATTAAGAATTAGCAACGGTACACTAGGAAATCCAACTTTTGTAAACAGAGGACAAGATTATAATACTAACTCTACAATTATTACAATTAATGGCAGTGGCTATGCTGATACATTCCAAACCGGATTAACATTAATAGTTAAGAATTTATCTAAACTACCTGCTCCTGGTGATAACTTGGTTATTTCAGGAAACAGTAAAATTTATAAAGTAACAAATGCTACCCCTGTGTATGGAACAACAGCACCAAATATTGAAGCAAATATTGAAATTTCTCCAGATATGACCGTGGAATTAAGTCCAGCACACGAAGCAAATATTATTATTAGAACAAAATACAGCCAGGCAAGATTAACAGGACACGATTTCTTAAATGTGGGCTACGGAAACGCTATTCAAAGTAACTATCCTAACCTACCAGAAGATACAGTTCTTGCTCCACAGGATCAGGCAGTTGAAGTTAACTTTGGTCGTGTGTTCTATACTAGTACTGACCAAGACGGTAACTTTAAAGTTGGTGATTTGTTTGGTGTTGAACAAGCAACTGGTATTGTTACTTTAAGTGCTACACAATTCGGACTAACAGGTCTAGAAACACTATCACTGGGCGGTATTGCAGTTGGTGGATCAAGTGTGGTTATTAGACAGTTTAGCACAGACGAAACATTTATTGCTAACAGTAATAATATTATTCCAACACAGAGAGCAATTAAGGCATACTTAACTGGACGTTTGAGTCAAGGTGGTGCTAATACATTTACTGGACAGTTGATTGCTGGTACAGTTTTAGTAGGTGGCGCAGACAGAATTGCCAGCACTATTCCGGAAGGCTTAACAGGCGCAGTGGTTAATATGCCAACAAAGGTAACAGTTGACGGACAATTTGGCGGGTGGGACGGTGACGGTATGGCGTATTCTTACTTTGTTAACACATGGAACCGCCCAGGAGCAATATAAAATCCCATTTTTTGGGTTTAGATAAATACTATCAGAGGATGATATAAAATGGCAGAATTTAGATTAGGTAGAATTAAATTTGTTTGGAAAGGTGATTGGACACCAAGTACTTCTTACGTAGTTGACGACGTAGTCAACATCGGTGGTAAGAGTTATATTTGTGTTATAAATCATACTTCAGCAAGTTTATTTGTCACTGATAGTGACGCAAATCCACCAAAATGGAATCTAGTCAGTGACGGTACTAGTTGGCAGGGCGACTGGGACGTTTCTACTTATTATAATAAAGGCGACCAAGTTAAGTACGGCGGCTTAGTTTATATTTGTTTAACTTCTCATACATCTGCGGCAACCACAACACTGGGCTTAGAAGCAGATCAAAGCAAGTGGGAAGCATTTGCAGAATCGTTTTACTGGACAGGCGAGTGGGCAACCTCGACTCGTTACCGCGTATATGACTTTGTTTCGTATGGCGGTATTACATATATTTGTAATACAGCACACACATCTGCTGCCACAGCATCATTAGGTCTCGAAGCAGACCAAAGTAAGTGGACTGTATTCAACAGTGGCTTAGAATATCTAGGTGTATGGAATTCTTCTGTACGCTACAAAATTAATGATATCGTTAAGTACGGCGCCAACACTTGGATCTGTACAACACAACACACTTCCAGCACAACTTTTGATGATACTAAGTGGGGAGTATTTGTTGAAGGTCTTCAATTTGAAGATTCTTGGAGTTCTTCTACAGTCTACCAAGAAGGCGATGTGGTAACATATGGTGGTTATTCATATATTGCCACACAAAATCATACAAATCAAAATCCAAGTACAGCGACAGCATACTGGGACGTCTATACTACTGGATTTAATTTTAACGGTGATTGGGTTTCGTCTACTGCTTATAAAGTAGGCGATGTTGTAAGATTAGGAAGTTATACTTACCTGGCAATAGCAGACAACACAAATCAAGAGCCACCAAATTTAACTTATTGGAACAGATTAAACACAGGTATTAAGTGGACCAATGTGTCAACAACATATACTGGAGTATCTGGAACATCAGTTAGCCCAAGCATTGGCTCGGCCGCAACTTTCGATATTACACGTACAGGAACTGTTTATACAGTTGTTAAAAACAACACAGGAACAAATTATTCAGACGGAGATCAAATTGTTATCTCTGGTACAAGCGTCGGTGGTATTAGCCCAGCCAACGATTTAACATTGACAGTAGACGGAGTAACTGCTGGCGCAATTGATAATATTATTATTGAAAGCGGTTATTCTGTAACATGGACAGTGAATCATGATTATGTACAAGGCGATGCAGTATTCTTTGGTGCAAACAGTTATATCTGTGTATTAGAGCATACAGCAAGTTTATTAAACAGACCAGATGCAGACACAACCGCAACATATTGGAATTTATTGGCTGCTGGTAGTGAATCAGCAGTTCTAACCACAGCAGGCGACACATATTACTACGGTACAACAGGACCAACAAGACTGCCAGTGGGCACAGAAGGTCAAATATTGCGTGTTAGCGGTGGCTATCCTACATGGGCGTACTACGGTGTTATTAATAACCTAGTATATGTTGCTCCACTGGGAACAGATAGTCTTGAAGATGGCCAAGGTCTTACAATTGATAAGCCTTGGAAGACTGTGCGTTATGCTTGTGAACAAATTGAAAAAGGTTACAGAAATAGACAAGCAACAGAATTGTTGGCAAAGAACAAACAATTCATTATGAAAGAAGTTAGTAACTGGGTTACTAACACATATTCTGTAGCAATTACAGCAAGTTCTGCGGCAACTAATGAATTTACAGCAGACGACACAACAAACTTAACAGCAAATATGCCTATTGAGTTCTCAGGAACAGTTGGCGGTGTAACTGCTGGAACAAAATATTTTGTTAAAACAGTTGTAGACGGCTCACACTTTACAATTAGTTCTACACAAGGTGGTACAGTTTCTACACTAACAACACAAACAGCATCAATGACTGGATCATTATCCTACGATTATGATTTCTGCCAACGCGATGTTGGCCTGTTAGTAGACGCACTAATTTATGATATCGGCCACGGTGGTAATGAAGAAGCAACTAAAGCAGCCAAGGCCTATTATACCACTGCTGGTAGTGCATATATTAACAGCAACTTTGGACAACAGATTACTCAAACTGTTGCCGCATACAATTACATGAAAGATTTAGTGGAAGATGTTTTAAACAACAACCCACCAGAAATTAATTATCAATTGGCTAACGGTGTTGCTTTAAACACAGCAGTAGCTCAGATTATTGACAGTACATTAACTGCGGAAGCAGACACAGTAACTACAGCACAATCATTATTGACTATTGTTACTGACGGTATCCTAGCAGGAACATCCACAGCAATTCCAGCGGCAGTATTTTCAAACACAACAATCAGCGTTAAGACTGGTACATTCTACGAAGTGTTGCCAATCGTTCTTCCAAAGAATACCGCAGTTGTTGGTGATGAACTACGTTCAACTGTTATCAGTCCTAAGCCTGCTATTGCAAATTTAGTTAATGACAAGCCAAAAACTATTTCTGCACTAGAAAGAATTAAGGCAGTTGCACCAAACTTAGTAGCAAACAACTCTATTGTGCCAACAGAAGGCAACACAGCAACACAAGAGTTTATGTTTAATGTCACAGAAACTATTGCATTAGATTCTGTAACAACTAATATTGCATCAATCAAAGCAATTTTAGAAAACGGCCTAAGTTCTGTTCCAGCATTTGTATACCCAACACCAACTGGTGGAACAGGTAATGCTTATGATGCAGATTATTACAATGCCGCAAGATTAATTCTTGCTAACAAATCATTTATTCAGTCTGAAGTTAGTGCATGGATTAATGCACAGATTTCTGGAAACATCTCTCCATTCGTTGGATTTACATACGGCGGCGCAGGACAAACAGCCTGCGAACGAGATGTTGGTTATATTGTAGACGCATTGGTATATGACTTAACCTACGGTGGCAATTTAGCAACACAGGTAGCCGCACGTTCTTACTACAGCAAGGGCATTTTTGTTGAAACAGGCGAAAAAGATCAAGCATTGGCTGTTCAAACAAGAATTAAATCGTTTATCGACAATATTGCTGTAGGTAATACAGCAGGATGGACAAAAACAACTTCATCTTCACAGGTAACTTCTGGAACACCAGGCGGTGCAGCCGCAGGAACATTTGCACAAGCACGTATCCAAGAAATGTACGACACAATCAATACAGGCACAGAGCCAACAACTATTGCTCCAAGCACAAGTTGGGTTCGTCCAAGATTGTTAACAGCATTTAACGCTATTGTTGCAGATAAAACAAATATTCAAATAGGTGCTATTGCTTGGATTAATGCAAATTATCCAACATTAGATTACGACCAAGCATTATGTTCACGTGATGTTGGCTATATGGTTGATGCACTAGCATACGATGTTATGTTTGGCAGTAACTTTATGTCTGCAAAAGCAGGTATGGCATATCAACGAGGCCTTGCATCAACCGGAGTTGTTTTAGCAGATCAATTACCACAGACTTTAGGTACTGTAGATTTTGTTAAGAATGCAGTATTAAAAGCCAGCGCAGGTACAGATACAATTACATCAAATATTGGTGTAATGACAGACATTCTGTCAACAGGACTAACCGCAGTTCCTACCTTTGACCTACCAACACCAACTGGTGGTAGTAGCAACGCTTATACTTCTGGATACTTCCATGCCGCAAGATTAATTCTTGCTAACAAAGCATTCTTAAAAGCAGAAGTTACAGCATGGATTAATGTACAAATTGCAGGTTCTGTCTCTCCGTTCAGCGGATTTATCTACGATGCAACAACTTGCGAACGTGACGTTGGCTACATTGTAGACGCACTAACTTTTGACTTAACATATGGTGGCAACCTAGCAACACAAATTGCCGCACGTTCTTACTATAGCAACGGTGTGTTAGTTGAAGTAGGTGAAAAATCTCAAGCATTGGCACTATGGGCTTATGTAAAAACTATTATCGATGATATTGCAAAAGGTCTTGCAATTACACCTAGCTCAGGAAACGTTGTAAGTCAAGTAACTAGCGGCACAGCCGGTAGTGCTGGCGCCGCAACAGATGCACAAACACGTATTCAAGAATTGTACGACACAATCAATACAGGAACAGAGCCAACAACAGTTGCTCCAGATATTACTTGGGTAGCAAGTGATCTTACAACTAAGAATACTAATATTCAAGCGGCAAAAACAAGAATTAAATCAGCCGCAATCAACTGGATCAATGCAACATATCCAGATTTAATCTATACAGCATCTACATGCTCACGAGATGTGGGTTATATTATTGATGCATTATGCTACGACCTAATGTTTGGTAGTAACTTCCTAAGTTCATGGAACGCAATGAGCTATTACAGAGGAATTACATCAACACAGACAGTAATTGCACAACAGTTATTGCCAACAATAGGTGTAATCGGCTTTATTGGAGCATCAGTAAAAGAAATTACTACTGGTGTTACAGGTTCAGTGGGTAATTCCGTAGCAATTGATAGAATTGAACTAAGTGCTAACACAGCCTACGACATTCTAAACAACGGTTTGGATGCTGTCCCAGCAGAAGTTATCACAGATCCAACTAATCTTGATGTAGATTTCTTAAATGCAAGAACACAGATTGCAAATAACTATGCTTTCATTAAAGCAGATGTTAGCCGATACATTCAAAACAACTATGCTGTTGTTTGGACAGCACTTGGCGCAACAGGACAAGCCGCTTGCCAACGCGATATTGGCTACATCCTTGACGCAATTCGTTACGATTTAACCTACGGTGGTAACACACAGACTTTAATTGCCGGTAGTGCATATTACAGTGGTTTAAATCTAACTATTAGTTCTAGCGAAACAGCCGCAACAGTGGCCGCATACACATTCTTAAAGAGCATTATCGACGATGTTGCACAAAGAATTTCTGTAACTCCACAGTCTGGTAACACAACACCTCAGGTAACATCTGGAACAGGCGGTGATGCAACTGCGGCAGCATTTGCACAGGCTCGTGTACAAGATATTATAGATTGGATTAACAACGGCGAAGCAGGAACTGCTATAGCACCAGATACAAGTTGGGTTGATCCAGCATTAGTAGCAGGATTTAACATTTTACAAGATCGTAAATCTGAAATTCAACTAGATGGTACTGGTTATGTACAGAAATTCCATCACTATCTATCCTACGACGAAACAACTTGCAGTCGAGACATTGGATACATGGTAGATGGTATCGGCTACGACATGATGTTTGGCAGTAATTTTGCCGCAATCACTATTGGACGTAGTTATCATAGAGCAATATCTTCGACAGCAATCGTGCTGGCAAACCAGTTAAGTGCAAGTCTTGGACTAATTAAGTTCTTAAAATACAAATTAAAAGGCTATGCAGTTGGCGGTGCAGTTGCACAAATTGGTACAATCGTTGACGATATCGTTGGTACAATTGACGGAGGAGCAGTTCCTCGCTTCTTATGGCCAGACTTTACTGGTGTAGATGCAGAGAACTATGCGGCGGCAAAGTTAATCTATGATAACAAAGATTTTATCACAGCAGAAACATTAAAGTATATCAATACAAACTATCCAGCGATTGTGTACAGCAAGAGTGCGTGTGCTAGAGATACTGGTTACATTATCGATGCACTACGCTATGACTTAACCTACGGTGGTCATTTTGCAAGTAAGCAAGCAGGTATTGCATACTACTCACGTTTAACTTCTGCACTACAGATTGATAGCGGAGATAAAACAGCAACATTAGCGGCCTATGCTAATATGAAATCTATTGTGACAGACATTGCTAACGGAGGTTTAAGCTCTTATTCAGCACTACAAACTAACGTAAGTTATGTTACAGGCACAGGCGGCGATGCTACAAGTTCTACAAGAGTTGGCGCATTAATGGATGTTATTACAAACATCATTGATACTGGTTTAACAACTGGTGTGCCACGTATTACAATTACAACTATTGCTAGTGGCACAACATTTACCAGCACAGCACACGGTTTATCTGTAGGCGATGAAGTAATCGCACAAACCACAGCCAACGGATTAGTTGCTGGTACTACATATTATGTTAAGACAACACCATTGACATCGACATTTACATTGGCAGCAACCTACGACGGCACAGAATTAACAAGTTTCACCAACGGAACTGGATTATCTATTGCTGTAGAAATTACTAACTTGCCAAGTACAAGTTGGGTAGATACTAATGTAGCAACACAGGCAAAAGTGTTGTCAACAGACAAAGCATCAATTCAGAGTGCAGTAACACTTTACATTGACACTAACTATCCAAACTTAGACTACAATTCTGCTACTTGTGCTAGAGACGTGGGTTATATTTTAGATGCTCTACGTTACGATATTCTAATGGGCAGTAACTTCCGCTCAATCAAAGCAGGTATGAGTTACTATCAAGCACAGGCATCACTAGTAATCGGTGATCAGAAGCGAGCAACTTTGAATGCTTACAGATATCTAAGAGATGCTGTTAATCTTAAAGTTGAAAGTAATGCTACAGCACTAGCATCTGCTAAAGCAAACATGGACACTATTATTGCAATATTAGACAAGGGTGTTGGAGAAACTCCAGACGTTGTGGGTACAACAACATACCATAACGATCCAGGACATATTGCTGCCGCAGAAATCTTACGTGCTAATAAGACATTCTTAGAAAACGAAGCAACTGCTTGGATTTCTTATAACTTCGGCGGACCAACATCAGGTACAAGTTCTAGTGGCAACGTTATTACAACAACCAGAGCACACAACTTGTCTGTGGGCGATCCAGTTAAGTTCTTGGCAAATCAAGTATCGACTGTGGCCACAGACACAACTGCAACTGGAAACATTGTTACAGTTCTATCTACAACAGGAATGACAGTAGGTTCTAAGATTACATTTACCGGAACTGGTATTGGTAACATTGTATCTGGTGTTACATATTATATTTTAACTGTTGAAAGTGACACAGAAATAACAATTAGTGCAAGTTATAATGGTTCTGTGTTTAGCGTAGGCACCGGCACAGGCGAAATGACTGTAGTAGCCGGAGCAGTAATTGGCGGGTTGGCTGAAAATACACAATACTACGTATTAACAGTTCCATCTACTACAACATTTACAATTGGTACAACAGCAGGATCCATTACTCCGACATCTGTAAGTACAGATACAGGAACTTGTACAGCAGTTTACTCATACGACGAAGCATCATGCAAGCGTGATATGGGCGAGTACATTGATTCTATCATTTACGATATTAATTTACCAGGTAACTACAAAGGAACACGCTCTGCCGTATTGTACAACAATGCAGTTGCAGGTTCTGAATTGTCAGATATGTTCCAAGTAAGTAACGCTTCTGGTTTACGTAACTGTACTCTAAGCGGATTGAATGGCGACTTAACTGCTGAAAACGACTATGGTACAAAACGCCCAACTGGTGGAGCATACGTAGCCCTTAACCCAGGATTTGGTCCATGGGATAGCAAAGTATGGGTAACAAGTCGCTCACACTACTCACAGAACGTTACAATGTTTGGTGTAGGCTGTACAGGTGCTAAGATCGATGCGGCTCTACATGCCCGTGGTAATAAGTCAATGGTTAAAAACGACTTTACTACAATTATGTCAGACGGTATTGGTGTATGGTGTACTGGTAGTGACTCATTAACAGAACTTGTTTCTGTGTTTAACTACTACGGCTATGCAGGTTACCTAGCAGAACTAGGCGGTAGAATCCGTGCTACCAACGGCAACAGCTCATATGGTACATATGGTGTTATTGCCGAAGGTGTGGATGTTAGCGAAGTACCATTATATGGTACGGTTGACAACCAAGCATATCAGGCACAAATTACAAATACTGTAACAGATGCATTATCAGAAGTGCTTCGTTTAGAATTTGGTAATGCTGGTACAAATTATACAAATACAACATATACAATTAGCGGTTCAGGATATAACATCGACGCAATCGGCGACGAATTCCGTGACAATACTGTATTTGAATCAAGAATTATTGACTTAGATGATGACAACGGTGTTGGAGGTACAAGTTATGTAACAGCCAGCAACGCGGCTCAGAGTGGTGATAAAGTCAGCATTACTATTGCGGCCACTGATACTGCACTAAGCGCGGCATATACTGGCATGAGAATTCAATTAACTGCCGGTACTGGTGTTGGTCAATATGCTAACATCTTAACATACCAAACTGGCAGCAAGATTGCACAGGTATACAAAGACAGTTTCACACCGTTAACAGCAACAAATACCACAGTAACTACAAACTTAATTACAGTGGCAAGTACTGTAACCTTGTATGATAACATGCCAGTTTACTTTAGCGGTACAACATTTGGCGGAGTTTCTGCAAATACTGCCTACTATGTAATTGGTTCGACTATTACAAGTACACAATTTAAAGTTGCGGCAACATCAGGAAGTTCTACACCAATTACATTGTCTACAGCATCTGGCTCTATGACTATGTATGAAGCAGGTTGGGACCATACTGTACCTGGTAAGACTATTGAAAACACACTAGACTTAACAACTCAGTACATCATTGAACCAAGAATTAGTTATACAGCACCTGGTTATACAGCAACAGCAAGAACTTTAAGTGCAACTGCTACATGGAAAGAACTAACCTATGGTGATAGCAAGTATGTTGCCATAGCAAGTAGCGGAACAACTACATCGTATAGTGCAAACGGCACAACTTGGGCTACAGCAGGCGCATTGTCCGCTAGTGCAAGTTGGGTAGATGTTGTATATGGTGGTGGCGAAGGAGCAAGAGCAACTGCAATTATTGGCGGCTTAGGCGGTCAAGGCGCTGTATTTGAAGCAGTTCTAGGTGTAGCAAATACAACTGGTGCGGCCACAGCGGATCAAGTTGCCAGTGTTAATATTATCAGCGGCGGACAAGGTTATACAACACCACCGGTTATTGTGTTTACTCCAGTAAGTGGCGGAACAGGCGCAGTAGCGACTTGTGCAGTTCTTGACGGTGAGATTGTTAGCGTAACTGTTACAATTCCAGGAACAGGATACACAGTTCCTCCAACAGTAAGTGCAGCCACTGACAGACTGACTCAGGTAACTGTTAATAGTTGGGGAAGAAACTATACAGGTGCACCAAGTGTAACTGTATCAGATCCATTTACTGGTTCAGCATGGAGCTCAGGAGGTACAGTTACAACTGGAGTTTACATTTATTATGTTGATTCTGGAGATAAGAACTGGTATTATGTAACAAGTGGCGGAACATTTACAACATCTGGCCCAATACATACCAGCGGATCTGCCGCAAACGGTACAGTAACATTAACTTATGCTGGTACAACAGCAGTCCTAACACCAACAAGAACTAACGAAGGTGTTAGCGGATTTACTGTTACAGATACTGGTAAAGGTTACACAACAACACCTACTATTTCTATATTAGATACAGGTGCAAGATATGTGGCAATTGCTACAAGTACAGGCGATAACTGCTATACAACTAGTGCAGGCATACTAGCAGGTTCTACATGGACCGCAGGAACAAGTACTGGTAAGACAGACTTAGCAGGATTGGCCTATGGTGGTGGCGTTTATGTTGCAGTTGGCGGAACAGCCAGTGCAGTATCTAGCACCAGCGGTAGTTTATGGACTAGCAGAACTATTCCTACATTAGGTTCAGGTACTTACTCATCAGTAGCCTACGGTGCTGAAATGTTTGTTGCAATTTCTACAGGAAACCTAGCAACAGCATATTCTTCAAACGGAACAAGTTGGACCGCAGGCGGAAACTTACCAGCAAGTTTATCATGGACCAGTGTTGCCTATGGTAATGGACGCTTTGTTGCTATCGCTAGCGGTAGTAAGAGAGTTGCCTACAGTATTGACAGAGGAACTACTTGGTTAGAAAGCCCAGCAGGTCTACCAGCAAGTACAACTTGGAGTAAAATTTCTTATGGACAAGGTTTATTCTTTGCAGTAGCCACAGGCGGAACAACAGCCGCAACAAGTCCAGACGGTGTAACTTGGACTTTACGTGCAATGCCAAGCAGTTCTAACTGGACAGCAGTACAATTTGGTAACATTTCAAGTAACCCATTATGGGTTGCGGCATCTGCAACATCAGGTACAGTGGCCGCAAGCATTAGAACAGGTGCTCAAGCAACAGGTCGTGCTAAAGTAGCCAGCGGTGTAGTAACAGAGATTCGTATGTTAGAACCTGGATCAGGTTATCCAAAAGGAACTGTAACTGCAACTACTGTTACAACTAACTTGATTACAGTTGACAACACTACAAACTTAGTAGATAGTCAGCCAATTGAGTTCTACGGCACTAGCGCAGGCGGATTAGTTGAAGAACAGACTTACTATGTAATCGGTTCAACAATTACCAGCACACAATTTAAGGTAAGTGCTACACAAGGAAGCGCAACTCCTGTAACATTGTCTACTGCTACAGTTAGTGGAATGACATATCGTGCAGGACCAATCTATACATTGACAGATCCTAACAAGGTTAAGGTAGCAAGTCTACGTATTAGAATGGCAGACGGCGCACTAGGTAACCCAAGTTTTGTAAATCGTGGAGCAGATAATACAACTGCTACTTCTGAAACACAAGGTGACGGATACAGCGATTTGTATCAACCAAGCAACTTTATTAATATTGCAGGGTTGTACGACATTCCTGAAGCAGGTGCTAACGTTGAATTTGACAGCCTACCAGGCGTTTACTTCAAACTGGTTGTGGTAACTAATGAGTTAGGTGAATTGGGTGACAAAACTGCTCAATTCCAGATTAACCCAGCATTAACAGTACTACAAGCACCACGTCACGGCGACAGAGTAACAACACGAATCAAGTACAGTCAAGTACGTCTAACTGGACACGACTTCTTGTACATCGGTACTGGTAATAAAGAACAAACTAACTATCCAAATGTGGATATTTCAACTGCTAACGTAGCAAATCAGGCTCAGTTCTCAGCAGGTGGACGAGTGTTCTTTACAAGTACTGACCAAGATGGTAACTTTAACGTTGGTAACTTGTTCGGAGTACAACAGGCAACTGGTACTGCTACATTGAACGCTAGTGCGTTTAACCTAAGCGGATTGAACAGTTTGCAGTTGGGCTCAGTAGAATTAGGTATTGGATCTGCGATTATTACACAATTCAGTACAGATCCGTTCTTTACAGCAGATTCGGACAGCGTAGTACCAACTCAAAGAGCTATTAAAGCGTACATTACTGCACAAATCGGTGGTGGACAGAGCTCGTTGAACGTAAATACATTGACTTCGGGTATTGTGTATATTGCTGGCAACAGCATTAGCACAACAACAGGGGAAGGTATTAAAGTAACTTCTAAGATGAATTTTACAGGCGGCATAGACGGGGCTCCCGTTGCCCTTGGATTCTTTATGCAAAGATAATAATGGAGAAATTATAACATGGCAACAGGAAGATTAGCAACGCCAGCACAACTGGCAGCAACCACAAGCACCACAGTTTACACCGTACCTATCGGTTATTACTCAGTGTTTAACGTTTCATTTACAAATACAGGTGCATCATCTGTAACAATTCGATTAGCACTGGCTACAACTGGAACTCCAGGTACAGCAGAATGGATCGAATACGATACAGTAGTTGTATCTAAGGGCGTGTTTGAAAGAACAGGTCTAGTCGGCGGCCCAGGCTTAAACGTTGTAGCCTGGACTAACACAGGATCTGCTGTTAACGTTACTGTGTATGGCATTGAAACATCAACAGCATAACAGGAGATTTTAAAAATGGCACGTTATAATACCATAACACCAACAACTTCAACGACTGGTGCCGCATCTATTTCTGCACCAGCGCAGGGTCTAGTAACAACATTTACTGGATCTGCTCCGTATACTGTTACATTAGCCAGCCCTGTATTGTATATTGGTGTACAACAGAGTTTTTACAATGCTACTAGTGGTACAGTTACCATTAGTACACCTAGCGGTCAAATTAAAGGTCCAGGGTTTACTGCGGCAACTAGCCAAGCAGTTCCAACAACCTCAACCTATACTGTGGTGTCCGATGGCACAGATTACATAATTATTAATAACGAAGGTGGTCCACAGTATTCCACAAGCGGTACATTTACTGGTACACTAACTGCTCAAAGTACAGTAGCAATGAGTCCAGCAAATGCTAACGTAACAATTAGTCCATCAGGAACGGGTACAGTAACAATGGCTCCTGCCACTGCTGGTACAATTAATAATATTGCTATTGGCGGAACTACAAGAGCCGCAGGTAGTTTTACTACGTTAGATGCCAACGGAAACGTTACATTGGGCGATGCAACCGGTGACACTATAACATTAAATGGCACTATGAGTGGCGGACTTGGTACTGTTGACGGCGGAACATATTAATAAGGTAAATTAAATGCCAAAGATAAAATTTAAATCTAGCACCACAGCAAGTTCTGTACCAGGCTCCTTAGCCGATGGCGAAGTTGCTGTCAATACTACTGATGCTAAAATGTATATCGGTAATGCTGGTGTTAGAAAAATTATTGGCTCGTTTGGTAATCAAGAATCTAACAGCGTAAGCATTACTGGCGGAACAATTACAGGAACTACACAGTCTAGTGGTACACTGACTACATCAAACTTACAACTTAACGGCGGACAAACTGCTACAGGAGTTAGTACCAGTACTAGTTTAGGTACTAGTAACTCGTTAATTCCTACACAAAACGCAGTTACTTCTTATGTGTCTAGTAAAAAAGGTTCTTTAAAGAACATTTATACCTGGACATCTAATGGAACTTATACTAAAAGCGGATCAGATGTACAAAGAATTCGTGTAATTTGTATTGGCGCAGGCGGTGGTGGACGTGGCTACGGTGAAAGTGGCGGCAGTGGTGGCATGTCTGAATTAATTTTAGACGCTACTGGTATATCAACTGTAGCAGTTACAGTAGGCGGTGGATCAGGCGGTGGCCAATATTTTGGTTTTAGTGGACAGGGTGGCACAACTAGTTTTGGCGGATATTGTTCTGCTACCGGTGGTTATGGTGCTAATCAAAACTATCAACACAGTGGAGGCCACGGCGGTGTTGGCTCTGGCGGTAACATGAACATTCACGGTGGCGGTGGCTCAGGACACAAAAATTGTCACAGCGCATCGTATCACAATCCAGGACACGGTGGACAAAGTTTCTTTGGTGGCGCTAATTCAGGACATCACTATAGCGAAAGATGGGCTCAAAACCTTGGCGCACCTGGAACAGGTGGCGCAGGACATAACAGTTACGGTCAAGGTACGTGGTCAGCAGGCTACGACGGGACCTATGGAATTTGTGTAGTATATGAATATAGGTAAAATAGAATGCCAGTAATTAAAGTAAAACGTGGAACAACAACACCATCTTCATTGGTACAAGGCGAGGTAGCATATAATACCAGCGCCAACCAAATGTGGATTGGTAATGCATCAAACACTCCAGTAAAAATTATTGGATCTGCAGGTGCTATGGAAAGTAACAGCGTGGCAATCACCGGGGGTACGATGTCCGGTGTAACTACAACTGCTACTAGTGTAAACTTAACATCATTAACTCTTAATGCTGGCGAACGTTTGTACTACGATGAAGGCGGTAACGCTAGTGCCTATACAGGAAACTGGAACTACACAGAAACATATAACATGACAGACTGTGCTGGACTAGGAAACGTAACAGTACACGGCTGGGGCGGTAGTGCAAGAACTTATCAGTTGACACTAACAGGTGTACCGACTCATACAGAAATTAAATTTGAATGTTTGATTCATCAAGTAGACTCATGGGACGCTGAACAAAACGTAATTTATTTACAAAACTCTTCAGGCGCAGATGTTACAATGGCATCTTGGAATAAACAATATTCAACTGCGCCATATAATGTGGCCACATATAATAGCACTGAACATACATGGTTCGGTGGTCGTTGGTATTCTTACTTACCCTGGGGTGGTAATCAATCAGAAAACTCTGCAAGATTTAACGGTTATTCAAAAGTTACCACAGGATGGTTTGGACATACTACATCTACAATCATTGCTAAGATGTATACAGGATTGGATCAAGCACAAAGTGACGAAGCATTTTACATTAGTCACGTTAAAGTATGGATCAGAGGCGGAAACTCTCAGGTAACTGGAGTAACTACAAGTACTTCTCTCAGCGGAAACAGTAACTCTACGCTACCAACAGAAGCGGCTGTCAAAGGATATGCTGACCAGTACAACGGTACATTAAAGAACTTATACAGTTATACTGGAAACAGTACCTATACTAAGAGCGGATCCGATGTACAACGCTTACGTGTTATCTGTGTAGGCGGTGGCGGCGGCGGCCGTGGCTATCACGAAAGTGGTGGTGGTGGCGGATATGCCGAGCGTTGGATTGACGCTACAAATATTTCCAGTGTTTCTATCACAGTAGGCGGCGGATCTGGTGGCGGTTATTACTTTGGATTCAGTGGACAGGGTGGCACAACTAGTTTTGGTAGTTATGTAAGTGCATCTGGAGGCTACGGTGCTAATCAAAATAAGAGCCACTGCGGTGGCCACGGCGGCATCGGTTCAGGCGGTCAAATTAATACATACGGAGGCGGCGGCGGCGGACACGCACCGGGCTATAATAACCAACAAGGCGGTATGAGCGGCGAAGGTGGCGCAACGTTCTTTGGAGGTGGCGGAGCAGGGCGTCACGGAGGCAACAGTTTTAACCCTGTGGCAGCACCTGGAGGTGGCGGACCTGGTGGCGCAGGTAACCACAACGGCTCAGACGGATATGCCGGAATTTGTTTAGTTTACGAGTACAGATAATATGCCAACAATTAAATTTAAAAATAGTGTAACTTCTAGTAGTGTACCAGGATCAGGAACATTACAACCTGGAGAACCAGCATTTAATATTGCTGATCAACGTGCTTGGGCAGGTAATGCCTCTAATAACCCAGTTAAAATTATTGGTAATGTTGCACAACAAGAAAGTAATGCAGTAAGTATTTCAGGCGGTACAGTTACCGTCAGCACTTATTCTTCATCAGCAGTTACTGGTAGCCAGTTAACACTAGGTGGTACAGCAGTAACACAAAGTACAGGCGCATGGGACGGCACGTCTAACTCAGTGTTAGTTAGCGAAGCCGGCGCCAAGTATATGACCGATAACAGATTAAAAGATAGATTGGTTGGTGTTTATGTTTATTCAGGATCAGGTACATACACTTATACTAAGAGTGGGCCAGAAGTACAAACATTACACGTTCTGTTATGTGGTGGGGGCGGTGGAGCCCGTGCATATTCAGAGTGTGGAGGTGGAGGTGGCTTTAGCGAAGGTATTATTACCGCTACGAGTATAACAACAGTAACAGTTACTATCGGCGGTGGCGGGTCCGGCGGAGCATATTTTGGATTTAGTCCTGATGGTGGTACAACTAGTTTTGGTGCTTATCTATCAGCAGGCGGCGGTTACGGCGCAAATAGAAATACACAGCACAGCGGTGGACATGGTGGAATAGGTTATGGCGGTAGTATAAATACCTATGGAGGTATGGGAGGCAGTCATAATAATATGGACCAATATTCCACATCAAACGCTTCGGGCGGAATTGGTGGCGGAACATATTTTGGTGGTTGTTTGCAAGGCGATAGACCTGACTGGAGTACTTCAAGTAGTACGGCAGCACCAGGTACAGGCGGAGTAGCCATTGCACCGAACCATAACGGACAAGGTGGCAGAAGCGGCCAGTCTGGAATTTGTATAGTTTATGAATATAGATAAGGATTATTATGAAACGAGCACTAATTGATAGCAACAACTCTAGAGTAATTCAGATTGTTAACATCGGAGAAGAATTTGAAGTACACTCAGCATTGTATTGGGTAGATTGTCCCGATGATGCTGACACATACTACCTGTATGATCCAGAAGAGTTAACATTTGAAGACCCACATGCGGCATCTAAAGACGAATTTGGAAATCCTGTAGAGCCATTTACTATGCAACGTCAAC